TCACCGCCAAGCTCTTCAACGTGGACGGATCCACCGTTAGCATTACGGGCCTTCAGAATCTGGTCTTTCGTCAATCGTGCCATGGTCGTTCCTTTAGGGTAAAAAGGGGCCTAAGCCCCAGACGTTAGGGTGTGCGAGTGATCGCGCCAGTGATGCGGACAGACCATGTGCGGGTCAGATCTGTGTCAACACCAACTTCAATCGGAGATCCGGTCAGCAGTCCGTTGAATGTGTGTACCTCGCCGTTGCTGAAAGTCACAGTCCATTCGCGAGTTGGCGCTTCAGTGGCGGCTTCCTGCAACAGGAGCTCGGCCTGACCGGCGTCGGTCGGATCATAGAACGTGGTGATGGTAAAAACACCGTTGTCCTTGAGGCCGTAGCCCCACTCTTTGGCAGTGGATGTCAGTGTGGTGCGGTCACGCTCGGTCCTGGTTCCTGGAGCGAAAGTGCCGATGCTCTGAACCTGCCCGACTGTTTGTGCAACACCGAGCGAGTCGGCAACGGTGATGACCGTTCCCTGTGCGTCAATAAACATGGTGAGAGTCCTCTCTGTTAAAGGGTTGACTGACTATAGTCACCGTCAATTATAGCACGTTGATAGCCTCTAGCTATCAGCAAAGGAATCCTAATAAAAAGCCCGCTCAGTGGCGGGCTACCCTATCGGGTGACTCAGCGCGTATGATGCGCCCTGTACTCAATCGACACCGGCACCATAAGCCAGCTCTCTTCCCGCATGGGCTGACCAACACTGATCGACCGGATGCGCAAGCCTGACAGGTCTCTGTCAGCAGCGAAGTGGTCTGCAATAGCATCAGCCTGCACCAGTGCCGCGCCTGTGCCGCGCCCAAGTGGTGCAAACACGCTCACCTGGTACACGCCGATATGCTCCTCACTGCCCTGAATGGTCTCAAGCGCGCTATCAGTTGGCAGTAGGTCAGGACGAATCCACAGCGTGCGGGTGGCTGGTGTGAACGGAACATTAGGCCATGCTGTGGGTGGCAAGGTCGACAGTTGTGCCAATCGGCTATTCAAGGTGTTCATGATGGTGCTGGCGATTGTCATAGCTGATTGTCTCTTGCTGCTTGATTCAGTTTGCGCTCAAACTCGGACAGGGTTACACGGACGAACCCTGCGGGGGCCTGTTGTGACCAGCCATTCTCAAGGCGCTCAATATACGGCAGGTTGTTATAGATGGTCGCCTCTTGCGTCCCATTGAACTCCACCTGCCAGTTTCCACGCGCCCTGCCGGTATCGACCGGCGTCCTGATCTGAATGTTGCGGAATATGTCCAACACCAGCGCCCGGAAAGCCTGCTCTGCGTTTTGCTCAGTGGTAGCAACCCAACGATCAAAAGCCGCCATAAACTCGCTGGTGTTGATCTCGCTCATACCCGACCCTGAACGATATAAACCACATCAGCGCCGGACATGCGCACCGGATACACATCCATGATCCGATAGACAATAGAATCCATCGTCACAGTATCGCCCACTGCCGGACGGGTAGTCAGTTTTGACAGCACCAGCTTAACATCGCCGCGCTGGATCACAGTGCCGTCAATCTCAAAGCTGTTGTACTGCTCAGGCGCAGCGTAGCCGGTCTGTACTGTAGTCGTGCCCGCGCCCACAGTGCCAGTAGCCGGGTCGAACACGCCCTGTGTTGTGCTTGTCACGGTGCAGGGCTCGCCCAACTTCTGGATCACCTTTCGCATATTGTCCGACATTGCCATCAGTGCAAAATCTCCACATAAAACAACGGCACGTAGGCTTCATCGCCGCTGGCCATAGTCAGGTGATAACACAACGAATCGGCATCAAAACCGGTCACAATGGCGGACTCGCACCACTGCGGGATATAGACCTGCGTGCCGATGATGCCGGTCATGTTACGCCCTCGTGACGTTAAACGTACTGCCGCCCGCGCCCGCCAAGAACGGACGCAAAAGCGCATCCAGTCGGCGGTTGACCGTGACCGACACGCCGCCGTCAGTGTATTCGATCTCGACCGGACCTGCTTTCTCCCGCTTGACGCCGCTTGTCAGCGTTCCGGCTGGATCGTTACCGGCATCCACAGCGAGCGCTGCTTCGTATTCAGCGTTTACGATCTGCGCCGGTACTGAATCGGATGCCAGCAAAAAGCCGTCAATGTAGACGCCTGTGCGCGGCCAGCGTGCATCAGCCGATACGGCAGCGCCCTTATAGCTATGCGCCTCAATGTAGTCATGCGCCAGCGCCAGCAGTGCGGATGCCGTGCCGCTCAGCGTAATGCCACGTTCGGCGGCGTAGTCGGTTAGGCCTTGTTCGGTGCCGTAGGTCATGGCTGCTATTCCTCGTTATCAGCTACCTTGCGTGTGCGGCGTACAGGCTTTTGGGCTTCTGGATCAACCCAATCGGACGGCGCGAATTGCGCGTCAACGATCTTGTAGCCCTTAGCTCGCAGCTCGGCTTTGCGCTCTTGAGTAACGGGGTGTTTTTCGTAGTAGACGGTCATTTCTTCACCTCATAAAAAAGGGGCCGCAGTGGCCCCTTTAGTATAGCAGAATCGCTTACTTATCAGCATCGGCGATGGTGATAACACCGGCGGTATGCTTGTCAGAAGTAACGATCTTGTCCCAGTTCGAGCCTGTTGCCAGATCAGCATCAGTTGGGGATTTGCCGCCGTTAGCGGTATCCCAGCTGTAGCCCTTCAGGCCGAGACCGAAGCTGTAATCGGCCTGCATGGTGGTTTCGATGCGAGACTGGCCGTTGCTGGTTTCGATGTTAGTCACAACCTCTGAGCCATCCATGACGGTTGCAGCGCCAGACACCAGTGACAACACCTTAACCTTGTTCGGTGTGCCAGCAGTGTACAGATCAGCCGCATCAGTCACGATAACCGGCTTGCCGAGAATATCGACAATGGTCACGTTCTGAGCCTGGAACAGCTGCGGCGTGTTGGTCAGGTTAGCACCAATCAGTCCGTGGTAAGCTGCACCGTTCATGATCTGAGCAACCAAGTCGCCAGAGCGATCACCAAACAGAGCGTGGCTGTTGTTCAGGGCGCTGTAAGACAGGCCATCTGTGGCAGACACGTCATTGGTCACGTTGGCGTTGTTGCTGATAGCGGCTACCAGGCCCTTGATCGCAGTGTTCAGCTGATCGGACATGATAGCTTCAGCCAGCTGGCCGGAGATCACAGCGATAGCTTCCGCTTCGTTGGTCTGAATCCAGCGCATCTGGGCCGGTTCGAAGCTGATCGGGCCGAAGCCGCCCGCCACTTTTACGGCGTTTTCCTGCAACTGAGCCAGCGCGGTTGCAGCGGCAGCAGACTGAGCAGCGTAGCGGTCAACACGGCGCTGAGCAGAGTGTAGGGCGCTGTAGAACGAACGCTGGAAGAAGTCACCTTCAAAGTCCATGCTGGTCAGCACGATAGCGCCGTTAGAAGCGCCGTTGAACTTCTCTACCTGCTGAGCCAGAGTCTCGGCGGTAGCTTCCTGAAGGTACTGGTTGAACACAACCATATTTGAGAGTGCCATGGGGCTTTACCTCTATTTAAGATCAAATTTCTGAGCGAAGTACGCGGCGCGGTCTTTCTTGTCGCCGTCAACCTTACCTATTTTCGCAGCCCCGCTGCCTTTTGACCCGGTAGCCCCGCCACCTGTGGCCTGAGATCCATCAATCAAAAAGCCGTAGCTTTCCGTCAGATGCTCAATCACTTTTGAGCGGTCAACTTCAACGCCGCCCATCTCAAACTTTACGCCATCGTCAGTGTATCTGGCATACTTGCCGATCTGCTCTTTCAGCAGTTCGGCGCGCTTGGTGTCGCGTGTCAGCTCGGCTGCAATGCTGCTCGATGCCAGCTCTACTTCTTTCTGCTGCACCTGCTTGGAGAAGGTTTCGTACTTCTCTTGCAGCTCTTTCTTAGCCTGCTGCTCGCGCTCCCATAGCGTCTTGAATTCTTCTTTCTCTTTCAGCCGTTCCTGTTCGGCTGCCGCTTGCGCTTCCTCAAGCTCTTTAGCTCGCTGCGCAACGGTTTTTTTCTCGCCCAGCAGTTCATCGACTTTCGATTTTAGCCCGGTCGTTTCCTTCTCGATCAGCGCCTGCACTTCCTCTTGCGTGTAGGTCTTCACTTCAGCTTCTTGCTGCATCTCTTCGTCTGCCATCTCTCGCCCTGCGATAGTTGGTTAATGTGGCCCAGCCACGTTATGCACGATTATAGCATAACAGACGAAAAAGCAATAATTTTTTTGAATAAGGAAATGCGTGCGTAAAAAAGCCGCCTCTGTTGGCGGCTGCGTGTGCGTGTGTTTATGTTCAGTGAGGCGATGGCGCTGCCTGACAAATCAATGTGAGAGAGTGACGCAGATGTTTTGATGTTTCTCGCATGGATTCACCAAAAGTTTCTGCAATCTTGTTATCAATATACGGGTCTGCATATCCGTTGCTCATCAGGTCAGCAACCATTTTTGCCACTGGGCTTGCGTTCTCCGATTTTGCGATGTCTGCTAAGTATGTGTTCATGTCTTTTCTCCAATCCGTTACCGTTCGTCTATGTTGTAAATATAGCGAACCCAGCCGGAGAAGTGAAAGAACATTTAGTTATTAAGCCCAGCCCTCTCAAACGTCATCGGTTCTAACGGAATATTGCTAGAGTCATCTGAACCGCGTTCTCCTTACGCCACTTCCAATCCGCTTTTGTGTGGCATGATTTGCACAGCGCCTCGAGATTGGACTGCTTGTTTGCTGCCTCCTTGTTGCGCCATTGGTGGAATGGAATAATGTGGTTTACCTGTAACCGCCCCCATCCTTTAGCCTTGCTTTCCTCTTCGCTCATTCCGCAATGCTTGCATCTTCTTCCGTGAAGCTCTCGGCATTTTTCTGCTATCCTCTGCCAGCCCGCGCCACGGCTTGCGCCGTAATGAGACCCACCCTGCCAGTTTGGGTGATTGCTGGCGCGAAATGCTATGCTTATTTTTTCTTTTCTTGCCTTGTCGCTCTTATGAAATATGCTCAAGCATTCAGCAGAGCATGTTTTTCTTTTCGACATCCTAACATACCATTTTCCGGCACCTCTCCTGATTTGTATGGCAGAAAAAACAACGCCGCAAGATATACACTTGACTGGTTCTGGTTTCTCAGCCAATAGCCTGCAATCATTGCAGCAATATTTACTGAGTCGGCTGCTAGGCCTGAACTGTGAACCGCAGCCCTCACACTCTTTCACTGCGTTTCTATAGTGACTGTTATAGCAATCGCGGTTACAAAATATATTTTCGGAGCCATGGCTCGGACTCCTATTGACTATTACTTCACCGCAATTAGAGCAATGATGCTTTCGCTTTGAGTGTCTCGCCTTGTATTTTCCACTTTTTTGGAAATCTCTGTAGCACCCAATTGAGCAATACTTGTTAGCCTTTCCTGCGCTCTTGACCCTAAATATTTTGCCGCACTGCTCACAAGTGCTATTATTTGACTTGCACATGATCGTTCTCCTAAAACGGTCTGTGAAATGGTAGGCGGGTGCGCCAACACCCGTTCTGCCTGTCTAGTATAGCATAAACTAGGCTAGTGCTAGACCCTCTCTAGCCTTAAGCTCATCAATCGACAGCGCCACGCCTTGCGCATCAGTGAACTGGCGCAGCTTAACCCCGTCTCGGAACAGCTTGTAACGCTCCTCACCTTCCGGGAACTTGAAGAAATACTCCTTTTGGAAGTCGGAAGGCTGATCCCTCAACCATCCGTCAAACGTCTTGCGGGCATTAACCGGGCCTTTGACGGTCGCCCTCTCTCCTTCAATGCCAGGTATGCGAAACTCTGGTTTTACCTCTGGCACACGAATAGATCGGCAGCCGTAGTGTTGTGGTGGCATTGGGCCTTGACCAATAGGGAATAGCTGATCTGCAAAGCCTGCACAAGTCTGAGTTACACGGCTATCCATAACGGACACATAACGCTCACCCGCTATAACATCCGCATTAGCCTCATACGTCCGCTGCCGTGCAACGCTGCCGACGTGGTTAACCGCCGTGCGTACCAGCGTTTCAGCCTGACGGCGTGACCGGGTATTAACCAGACCGCCAACCTCACGCGCCAGCTCCTGCACCGTGCGGCCTTCGATCACTCCGGCCTGAATGGTCGTTTTGATCTGCCGGTCCATGCTACCGGCGAACTCGGTAATCAGTTGGTTCAGCGTCAGGCTCTTGACCTGCTGGCCCGATACCAGCTTCATCTGTGATCGAGTGACAACAGCGGCAATCTGGTCAACGGACGGCAAAACAGTCTCCACAGAGACGGCGGTCTGCAAAGCCTTAGCGGCGAACTCAGCCTGGTACTGCGCCAGCTCGATCAGGCTGTCTGCCAACTGGATCTCGAGCTGCCCGGTGATCTCGGTAATGATGCGGGATAGATCAGTCTGCAAGCCTGCAAGCCGCATCGCCTGAAACTCGGTAGGCGTATCGAGCATCCGGGCTTCAAGGCTATTGCGCAGATTGGTCAGTATCGGCAGCAGCTCCCTGATCACACTGTTGCTGTAGCGTTGAAG